GGACGTGACCAAGCATCTGCATTGCGTCTACCTTGCCCCTACCCAGGACTTCGTGAACCCCGGGGACTCTCCCGACTATCCGCAGCAGTGGTATCGGCCGCTGGTGCTCGGGCACGCCCGCGACATTGCCGGGATGTTCGATTGCGAGTGGACCAAGACGATGGAGGCGAACTTTCAGGAATCGCTCGCGATCGCCCAGCAGGCGGATCCTGCGATCACCGACGTGTTCTTTGAGCCCAACAGCGACAACCCCTACGGCCCATGACGCAGCGACTGAAACGCGTGGCGATCTTCGGTGAGGGCATTCTCGCCAAGTCTGCCGTCGTAACGCGCCAGCGGCGCCTGAATTGCTACCTTGAGAGCCGCAAGGACGGGGACAAGGCGACCATCGTGCTCTATGGGACGCCCGGCATGGCACTCGCCTTCAACGCCTCGAACCCCTCGAACCAGCCCGCGCGCGGGATTCTGGGCACCCCAACCGCGCTCTACGAGGTCTGCGGCTCCCTCTTCCTCTCGCTCTCCTCCACAGGACTGATCCTCTTTACGGGCACTCTGGGCACGGGCGCGGGCAGCGTGTCACTGAACATCAATCCCACCCAGGTGATGGTGGTTGACGGGGCGCAAGGGTATGTCTACACACCCGGGGCATCGACCTTTGTGGTGGTCGGCGGTTCTTTCCCGAATGGCGCGCGCACGATCACCCAGGTCAACGGGTTCTTCCTATGCGAGCAGCCTGGCAGCACCGTGGTGTGGGTGTCGAACCTGAACGATGGCACCACCTGGAACGGCCTGTCGTTTTTCAACGCCAACCAGTACCCGGACACCGTACTCGCGGTCGACTCCTTAGGCGGCCTCGTGGTGGTCTTCTCGACTGGTCACCTGGAGTTCTACCAGAACGTGGGCGCGACCACCGAGCCCTTCCAGTACATCACGAACAGCGCGCTCGAATATGGCCTTGCGGCCATTTTTGCCAGAGCCCATGTGAACAATTCGATCGTGTTTCTGTGCCAGACGCGCGAGGGCGGCATTCAGGTGGCCCAGATAGCGGGATTCCAGGTGAAGATCATCTCCACCACCGACATCGACTACATCCTGCAGCAGACCGCCAGCACCGCCACGGTGTCTGACGCAACCATGCTCGTCTATCAGCAGGACACCCACAAGTTCGTGCAGATCACGCTGCCGAGCGCCAATGGGAACCTGGGGCGATCGCTCCTGTATGACGCCACCATGGACACCTGGAGCGAGACGCAGACCGGGGTCACCCCGGCCGCCGGCGCCCGGCACATCGGGCAGTTCTCCTGTGTCGCCTATGGGAAGACCTATGTCACCGACTACTCGGGCGGGAACATCTACCAGCCCTCGGCGCTCACCTACCAGGACAATGGAAACGTGATCCTGCGCGAGCTGGTGACGAAGACTGCGGTGGAGGAGTTCAACGTGTTTCGCTGTTCTGCACTGTATTTTGACATGCAGACCGGGGTCGGCCTGTCAAACCCCGCCCTGCAGGGCTATGCGCCGCTCGTCACCGTGGAAAGAGCTGTCGACGGGCAGGATTTCGGGCCGGTAAGATTCGTCTCCCTGGGCGCTCAGGGGCAGTTCAAGACGCGGGTCATGACGAGGCGCTGGGGCCGCGGGCGCTCGATGACCTTCCGTCTGCGCCTGACCGACCCGGTGCCCTTTGTCGTCACGGCAGCAGCCGCCTCCGTGCGCCTGCTCTCAAGGAGCGGCTGATGGCATCCCCGTTAGGCGCTCAGCCGCGCCCCCCGCTGGATTTATCGCAACCCGCATGGGCCGGGTGGTTCTCAACGGTCCAGAAGATCCTTTTTGCGACCTCGAGCTCCGGGCCCACAACCGCACGTCCCACGGCGAATCTGTATGTCGGACAGTTCTGGTTTGACACGACCTTAGGGCTGCCGGTGTGGGTCAAAACCACGGGCGCCTCCCCCGTTTGGGTCAATGCGTCAGGGACTCCGGTATGAAGAACTTTCAGATCATGCGCCAGTTCGATCCCGCGCCCCTCGCCCATCAGCTCACCCTGCGCCCCGAGCTGTGGCGCGCGGACACCTACCTGCGCGATTACCCGCAAGGGCCCTTCGGGGACACCGAGACCGTGTTTCTGCGATTCCCGCCGGCCAGTGTCACGGAACTCGAAAGAGGCCAGCGTGACCCCCACGAGTGCATCTGGATGGACGGGATGATCCACCTGCCGCAGGCCAGAGCCCTGATATTCGACCTTGCGCGCCTGGTCGAGGCTGAGCGGATCGGCCGGGTGATGATCAACAAACTGCGGCCGGGCGGAAGAGTGTTTCCTCACGCCGATACCCCGGTGCACGCCGAGTACTGGGAGCGGTATCACTACGTCATCCAGTCCGCCCCGGGCTGCTCTTTCCGGTGCGGGGAGGAGACGGTGCATATGCGCCAGGGGACCTTGTGGTGGTTTCAGAACGCGCTCGAGCACGAGGTCATCAACAACAGCGCGGTCGACAGGATCCACATGATCGTGGACCTGCGCGTCTCGCGCATTCAGGCGGGCATCACGCCCACAAAGGCGGTCCCATGATCACCGTGCTCGAGGAGTCGCTGCTCGATGTGCTGCACGAACTCGTGCCGCTCTTCGAGGGGCACTATCGCGAACTTGCGCTGAACCAGACCGAAGTCCCGCTCTCCCCGCAATACGGGGTCTACACCGCGCGCGCGCAAGCAGGCGGCGTGCTGTGCGTGGTGGCGCGCGAAGCGGGGAAGATCGTCGGGTATTTCGTCGGTTTCGTAGCCCCCGGCCTTCATTACAGCACCTGCCTGACCCTCACCATGGATATTTTCTGGGTAGAACCGAAAGCCAGAGGCCAGGGGGCGGGTAAACTGCTGTTCAAGGAAGTGGAGAGATGCGCCAAAGCGCGCGGTGTGCAGCGCATGTTCGTGGGCTCAAAACTGCACCGCGATGCGAGCTGGCTTTTTCAGGCCTTGGGCTACACGGAAGTCGAGCGCTATTATTCCAAATGGTTAGGAGAGTGACATGGTCGCAGCGGCAGTAATCGGGGCGGCAGCGGTGGGGGCGGCGGCGACCACCTATGCGGGATCGCAAGCAGCGGACGCTACCACCGATGCGGCAAACACCGCAGCCGGGGTGCAGAACAATGCGCTGAACCAGGAAAAACAGCAGGCAGCCCCCTATACCGCGCTCGGCACCTCCGCCCTGCCGCAATACGAGGCACTGCTCGGCATTGGCCCGAACGCCAACAGCGCCACCACGCTCGCCGCTCTCCAGGCCACCCCCGGCTATCAGTTCACCCAGCAGCAGGGCGAGCAGGGGATCCTGAACGCAGGGAGCGCCGCCGGCGGCCTGTCGGGCAACACGCTGACCGCGCTCGATCAATACAACACGGGGCTTGCCGACAACACCTACCAGAACGCCGTGGGCAACGCCCAGGGCGCGGTCGGGCTGGGCCAGGCGGCTGCCGCCGGCACCGCCTCGAACATCGGCACAACGGCGGGGAATCTTTCCAACATCGCGGTCAATCAGGGCAACAACATTGCCAACATCGACACGGCGGGGGCCGCCGCACTCTCCAAGATCGTCAGCGGCGCGGGCAATCAGTACACAACCCTGCAATACCTGAACAATCAGACCAACCCCGGCACCTCCAACTCCTACGGCGCGGGCACGCCGGCGGCCGGGACGAGCATCGGCGGCTACCTGAACAGCTAAGAGCAACACCCATGGCATACGATCCCACCCTTCTGGCCTCGATCGGCGACTCCCAGTACACGCCGGCCGACGATATGGCAAAAGCGGCCACCTTGAAGGACATGCTGGACCGAAATCAGCTCTCCAGCCTGCAACTGAACAGTGCGAAGGCGGACGCCGCGGACAGCGCCAAGGTCAAGGACATCCTGAAAGGCAGCGATTACACGACCCCCGAGGGGCTCTCCAGGACGGCCGCGGCGGTCAACCGGGTAAGTCCGAAGGCGGCGATGGATCTGCTGAAGACCGGCCAGCAATACCAGAGCGGGCAGATCCAGAACCAACTCGATCAGTGGAGCCTGCTCGAAAAGCGCCAGGACTCGATCGTCGGGGTGCTCGACTCCGTGGTGAGCCAGGCGAGAACGATGAAGAACAACGGCGCCACGGATTTCGACGTCAACGCCTACATCCAGCAGCAGATGCCGACAGCGATCCAGCAGCTGCGCGCACCGGGGCCGGACGGGAAGCCCATCCTGCCCGACGATCAGCTGCAGATGCTCACCGCCAAGCCCCACAGCCTGCAGGACCTGGAAGGCTATGAGGCGAAATCCAAGGCGGGGGCCGCGGCGATCAAGCAGCGCCTCGAGCAGTACAAGGCCGACACGCAGGCGCGCGGGGCAAGCGCACGCGAGGCCTCTGAAACCGAGAAAGAGCGGCACGATCGTTCGATTGAGGATCGCGACGCGCGGCGCGACGAGCAAAAGCGCAAGGAAGCA